TGTGATAGACTACCGTATGTAGTTCCGTCATCTTTAAGGGTAATGTCGGCACCGCCAGCATCTACAATAACATCTGCCCCTGCATCCAAAGTTAGGATGTTGCTAGAGGCAATCGTTAAATCTGTGCCATCTCCTTCAATCTTTTCACCATCGTCACCAAAAGTTATTCCAACACCACTAGGAATATTAACATCTGAAGTGGCCGTAAGACTAATATCTGCACCTGACGTTATGGTTAAGTCTGTGCTATTTCCTTCAATCTTCTCTCCTGATCCAAACGTAATGCCCACATCAGCAGGTATCACTACATCAGCAGTAGCAGTAAGATTGATATTATTGCCAGTAATTGTAAGGTCAGTACCGTCACCTTCAATCTTTTCACCGTCGTTTCCGAAGGTGACCCCGATATCCGCTGGTATATTGACATCACCGCCAGCGCCAACCGTGACCGAAAGGTCTGTACCATCCGACTCAATCTTTTCGGTTGTCGCAAATGTGACGCCCACGCCACTAGGAATATTAACATCAGCGGTGGCAGTAAGATTGATATTATTACCGCTAATAGTAAGGTCAGTGCCGTCTCCTTCGATTTTTTCACCATCATTTCCAAATGTTACTCCAATATTAGCGGGAACATTAATATCAGCGCCAGATACAAGATATAAATCTGTACCGTCGCCATAGATATATTCCCCACCTTCATCATATACGTATAGTCGTTTAGAACTGTCAATAACTACGTCATCGCTAAACTTAAAATGGTCTTCGTCTTCCATCCATGTTAGCACACCATCGCTTGTTTCACCATCAAAAGTTACAGTAATATCTGTACCAGACGTACCATCACCAATGGTAAGGGCGGTACCTAATAGTTTTGTAACAGGACCGCCTTCTGCAGTTGTCCCATCATGTGTATGTCCAGTAGATACAGCAAAAGCAGAAACTAATTGTGAAAACTCGTCATTAAAATCTGCGGCATTAATTACTTCGCCATCTACAATTTCTGTGCTACTTTGTCGTGTGTATGTTGAACCCATGTTATCTCCGTCCTCCTGCTGTAAATTCTAATTGATACGAATGTAATGTAAATGCTTTATCTGAACTGTTGTGATTTACTCTAACCGCAATCAAAAAACCAGAACCTTCTATTGCTCGTCTAAAAATAGGTACACCACTCGATCCATAAACAGCATTTGCATAGGTAGATGACGAACTACCATATATTGCTATTCCGCCCGGTGAAGATATATCAAAGAACGTAGGTTGTGGTACATCTCTACTATCTGAATCATAGCGTACTCGTAGTTCTGCGGATACCGTTCCTTCTACTTCGTAATTTAAAATAACTCGTTGCATTAGTTTTCTAATACCGGTATCCCCTAAAGATAAATCTGGAGAACGATAGACCGCTACTACATTATTTCCGTCAAAGGTATCTCCACTCTCTTGTCTTCGTACATACCCATCAAATCCACCTTCAATAATGTATTCTGTGTTGCTAATAAAACCAGAATCCATTGCTGAAGGATTCATTCCGGTAAGATCAGCAAACTCAAAACCGACTCCTTCTTCAGTTCTTTTTAGGGTAGCTAAAATTCCCTTACTATTAGCTGTTGATCCACCAGTCGTAGGATAGAATAAACGATATTGACTTTTATGCCGCACAATCGTAGAGGTAATATTAGTAAATTTAATATCCTGTATTCGTCTTTGGATTGGTTTGGATATCGTTCCTAACTCTACGTCCCCAATACGGGCTGTAGCAGCAATTGTTCTTAGGCCATCTGGAGACAAGAACAATAGATCACCGCCAATTTCCTGTACCGAAAATCCATCTGCACAACCTAGAGTTCGTGTTATAGGATCAACTTTCCAATCTGCAATACTCGAACCTGTAATCCTATAAATCTTATCCTTACCAAATATAAATAGTCCATCACGGAAAACTTTTAGTTCTACAATATTTGTGTCTACTTTAATTGATCCCCCACCATTTGCTGCCGTGAAATCTGTTTCAGCAAATGGAGCAGAGAATACAATTTCTTGAGGATTACTATCCATACCTGCAAGAAATACATGATCTTTAAAGACAGCTACAGAAGCAGGATCAGAAGGGGCATTTGTACCACTTAATAGTGCATAAGCTTCATCTTCATCATAAGTAGCTGCTTGATTTACAGAATCAACCATGATTACTTTAGATTTATTACTAAAGTTAAATTCATCAAACTTATAGCGTCCAGCAGATGTTCGTGTAGCAATAGACGAACCCCATCCTGTACCTGTACTAAATTTCAGAAGATTTCCTGCAGCAGCTAGAACACCACTATTAAAAATCTTGACCCCTAAAATTTTATTACTACTATTTACCTGTGCGCTATCGAATTTACTACTACCAGTTAAGCGCCTGTAGCCACCATTAATACTAGGTTCAAAGTTCTGTAATAGAACCGCAGCACCCGGTGGAATGGAAAAGTCATCTTTGTCAAGGACTAATCCCCCACCTAACGAAACGGTTACTGGTGATATTTGTGATGTATCAGGCATAATTTACTAACTCGCTAATGTAATTTCTTCTTCAATAAAAACAGATACCTCTAAATCATTAGCTACTGCTGCTTGTGCTTTAAGAATATCTCCTGCTTCAAGCATAATATTTGCATTTTCTATTCTTAGGGCGTCATCGGCTGGAACGGTATATGTACTTATAATTGAATAAGTCGCACTTGCAGAAGTATCTGTCCACTTAATAGTTATAGTAGCCGCATTTGTTCCATCTATATTTGTTACCCAAAGTTCCTTTACTCTAGCTGTAAAATTTGTTGGGCATGTATAGACGGTAGTTAAAGTTGTACCTGTTAAAGATACCGCAGCATTTTTAAGGCGTATAGTCATATGGAGTAGCCTTCTTAGTTAGCACTACCTTCCAATGTCTTTTCAACATCTCCGATTGTTGCGCCTAAAGCTGCGTCATATGCAGTCAGAATGGCGTACATTTTGGAGTTTTGCGTTGTGTGAACTATAGAACTCACATTGTCTTCAATACTTTGTACTAAAATATCTACCACCTGTTGGTGCCAGAGATTGAAACTTTGAATAAATTCCTCTGGAATACCAGCTCGTCTTGCATCCGCAATATAATTCGTTACAGTATCATTTAGATTTCTTGTTACAACTTGATTGAGTTGAGCATCTGTCATTGTATCAAAATCATGATTCCTTACAAGGTCTTCTAAGGCTTCTTGGAATGCAACAAACTTAATGGTTAAGAACTCTCTCGCATTATCGGAAACTTGCAAGCCCGGAATAATCAGGTCTACCCATGTATCAGCATGGGTAAATAATGAATGATTTAGAAGAACAGATGTGTCAATAATTCCGGCGTCCATTTTTCTTTGTTCCATCAAACCTTGAGTTAAAATTACACCCATTGGTGATAGACCAGTTACAAATGCAACCACAATCGCAGCTACGCTTTTATTTATAGCCATATTTATATTTTCTCCTATATTTTTATATACCTAACTCAGAGACGTAGTATAAAAAGCCTACGCCTCTGAGTAAGTATAGCCATTCTTAGGAAACAGCAGCACTAAACGGAGTAGCTTCTGTACCAGAAGCATTAAGTAGTCCACTAACCGTATATTGGTCAGTAGCAATATCCGTTAGCAGTACATAATCTCCAATTTGTACACCACCAGTAGTCGTGGCATTAAGTGTAATGGTATCTGAAGCAGCAACGGTAGGCCAAGAAATAAGAGAGGCCGTACCCCCTGCTGTCGAGTCATTTGTAACAACTACCGAACCATCAATTGTATCATCACCAGTAACCTGAATTACATAGTTAGAAGTATTTACAACAGATACAATAAACTTAAACTCTGCACCAGTGCCTGTCGCCGCTGGCAACGTAAAAGTCGCTGACGCATTACCGCCAACTTCACCCATTAACAAAATACGTCCTGCATGAGCAGCATTCGTAATTGTAGTGTCTGCAGTAAGAGTAACCAAATCTCGTATTAATGATCCGCTTAAATCGGTTGTACCTGCAGTAACCGTTATACCGCCAGCCGTAACCGTCAAACCACCTGAAGTA